GCCTTCCCACAATACAAAGTATATTTAATCGACTCTAAAGAGTCAGACGAAAAGAAGTATTTCAGGGTACAACCCCAGGACTCGCCAGAGTTGTACGAATCTAGTTGCCCGAGTGTAAAACGTTTCTTGGCTAGAATCACAAAAGATGTCCTGTTTGTAGTTAATGGGGCCAGCGACATCTCTGCGATCACCTTATCGATCCTCCAGCAAATACACCACAAGTCAAATATCAACGTCTTGTATGTTCAGCCGGATGCTTCGTTGTTGAACGAGAAAAAGAGACTGCTTGAGCGAACTGTTCGACATGTCTTGCAAGAATACACAAGGTCGGGCGTTTTTGAAAAGATGTTCCTCGTTTCCAACGACAGTGTGGAGGGCTGTATGCAAGAGGTTCCGCTTAGGAACTACTATGGCGAGTTAAATCAAATGATTTCAGCAACATTCCACGGAATCAACGTATTCAACCATATAGACTCTGTTACTGATACATTCTCTGGCCCTGCGATTGGGAACAGGATTTGCACCATTGGCCTGCTTGATCCCACCACCGGTGAAGAAAAGATGTTCTTTCCCCTTGACAGCCCAAATGAGACCCGCTACTATTACGGTATGTCAGAGAAACAAATTGATGAGGACAAGACCTTGAGAAAAAAGATCATAACTCAGATAAAAGGCAAGAACATCAATAAAAATAAGATTAGTTATGGAATCTACTCGACAGAGTACGACACAAACTACGGATATGTAGTTTCATATTCTTCACAAATTCAACTTGACATAAAATAAAGCATAAGATATATTAGAGAGAGTTGGTCGGGAAATTTGCCGACCTGCTATAGCGATGAGTGCAAAAAAAACAATACCACAAGGAGGTAATATAATGGCACTGAATATGGATAGAATGAAAGAGAAGCTTAACAACTTAACCGGCAAGGGCGATTCCAAGAACGTTTTTTGGAAGCCTGTGGATGGAGAGAGCAATATTCGCATTGTTCCGACCGCAGATGGAGATCCGTTTAAGGAATATCACTTCCACTATAACGTAGCACAGGGTGGTTTCTTGTGCCCTAAGCATAACTTCGGAGACGAGTGCTCGGTTTGTAATTTTGCAAGCAAGCTCTGGAACGAAGGTACAGATGATAGTAAGAAGATGGCGAAGGACCTCTTTGCCAAGAAGCGATTCTTTTCTCCAGTTTTGGTCCGAGGAGAAGAGTCTGAGGGCGTTAGAATCTGGGGTTACGGCAAGATGGCATACGAAAGTTTGCTAAAGATTGTCTTCGACCCAGACTACGGGGATATTACAGACCCTGAAAGCGGAAACGATCTTAAGATTATGTACGGAAAGCAGCCTGGAGCCAGCTTCCCACGGACAGACATCCGTCCTCGGCCTCGAAAGACGACTCTGTGCGACGACTCAACCGGTGGTGATGACCGCTGTGCAGAATTGCTTGAGTCGATCCCTGCTTTTGATTCCCTCTTTGAACGAAAGTCTTCTGGTGAAGTTTCATCGTTACTGGACACTTTCTTGGATGCCGACTCTACGGATAATCAGGTAGAGAAATACTCGGCCCCCAAGACTATGGCTGTTGAGTCTTCTACAGACTCTGTGGATGCTGCGTTTAACGATCTCTTGGGCAAAAATTAGGAGTAAGACTTGAAAGTGGCAAAACTAAGACCGGGGAATGTTTCCCTAGAAGAGGCAATGCGCCTCATAAACAAGAAGGCTGGCAGGGAGGTTGCTCACAACTTAAACAACCAAAATCCAACCGAAGTTACGGATTGGATTCCTACTGGGTCGAAGTGGTTAGACTCCATAATTTGCAAAGGTCGTTCAGCGGGCATCCCTGTGGGCAAGATCTGTGAAATTGCAGGTCTTGAAGCTACCGGCAAAAGCTTTCTAGCAGCACAGGTTGCAGCCAATGCTCAAGATATGGGCATCGACGTCGTTTATTTCGACTCGGAGTCTGCAATCGACCCTTCCTTTTTGGAAAGGGCAGGTTGTTCGCTGAACGGTTTGATGTATATCCAAGCTGAGTCCGTGGAGTTTGTTCTAGAAACGATTGAAGAACTGTTAGGTACGGAGAACCGATGGCTCTTTATTTGGGACTCTCTCGCTCTAACGCCGTCAGTCTCTGACGTTGAAGGGGATTTTAATCCTTTGTCATCGATGGCAGTAAAGGCTAGGATTCTCTCTAAGGGCATGTCTAAACTAACAGTGCCCATTGCGAATAGTAACGCTACGTTTTTAGTCTTAAACCAATTGAAGACGAATATAACTCGCTCACCGTCGGAGGCAATGACAACTCCATATGTTACGCCCGGCGGTAAAGCTATGCACTACGCATATTCTTTGAGGATCTGGCTAACTGGCAGAAAAGCAAAGGCTAGTTTCGTATTGGATGACAATGGTTTCCGAATCGGATCTGAAGTTAAAGTGAAGATCGAAAAGTCTCGTTTCGGGACCGCTGGTCGAACCTGCAACTTTAAGATCCTATGGGGAGACGAAGATATCGGAGTTCAGGACGAGGAAAGCTGGTTTGACGCGATTCAGATCTCAGAAAGACTGAAATCTTCAGGAGCTTGGTACACCCTTGTCCACAATGATGGCACCGAAGAGCGCTTCCAAAGAAAGCAATGGACTAATAAACTTCAAAGCGATAAGTTTAAAGAGTCTGTGTTGAAAATTATCGAGGATGATGTTATAATGAAATTCGATAAGAAACAAGGCAATGCTGCTGACTATTACGATAGTGAAGAGGTCCCACCTGCCGAGGAATAATAATCTTCGATTATTTCTTGGCCCCGCACCCCAAAGTGTTAAAAAAGATGCTTTGGGGTGCTTTTTTTTGTTTAGGAGTTTTTATGAAGAGAGCGATGATCGTAGATGCGCACAATCAGTACTTGAGGGCGTATATATCAGACCCGTCTACCTCTTATAGTGGTGAACACATTGGAGGCATCTGCGGGTTCTTGAAAGTCCTGAACAAGCTCTCTAGGGAGGTTAAGCCAGATCAAATAATTGTAGTTTGGGACGGAGCAGGCGGATCTCAAAGACGAAGATCTGCCAATAAGAACTATAAATCCGGCAGAAAGCCTCTCAGGTTGAATCGGGTGAACGCGAACTTCACCGCAGAACAGGAGACGGACAATAAGATTAGACAACAACTGAGGTCTATTGAGTATCTGAACAACTCGCCCGTAATCCAGTTTATGGAGCCCGCGATAGAAGCTGATGACGTTATCGCTTTTGTCAGTAAGTTCACAAAGTACAAAGAGTGGCAAAAGATCATTGTGTCGAGCGATAAGGACTTCATCCAATTGCTCGATGAAAAGACAGTTCTTTACAGACCTACACAAAAAGAAGTCCTTAACAAGAACAGTGTTGTTGAGAAGCACGGTATACACCCGAACAACTTTGCTTTGGCGAGGGCTGTTGCGGGAGATGTAAGTGACGGTTTGAAAGGGGTTCAGGGTGTTGGCCTTCCCACTGTCGCAAAAAGGTTCTCTTTCCTGGCGGAAGAGAAGGACTACAGTATATATGAGTTGTTAAGGTACTGCCAAACCCTGGCTGAAAGTTCCAAGATCAAGGTCTATGAGAACATACTATTGAATCAGGAAGTGATTGCTGGAAACTATGGATTGATGCAGTTGTCGTCTCCTAGTATATCCCCACAGACCAAGAACAAAATAAGAGACCAGATCGACAGCTTTGTCCCACTGTTCAATAAAACCAACTTCAGGACGATGATGTCTAAAGACGGATTCGGCCAGATAGGACTGTCTGACCTGTTCGCGTCGTTTAATCATACGGTAACACCCGAATAGGTTGACCCTCCCAAAAGCTTATGCTAATCTGGTTAAAACCAGGAAGGAACACAATGAATCAAGAAAAAGAAGACTTCTCCAAATTTGGAAAATCTTTCCAAGAGGACTTGTGTCAACTGATGCTGAGAGACAGACCATTTGCAGACCGAATGTTTGAAGTCTTGGACATTAACTTTTTGGAGTTAAAACATCTGCAGGTGTTCGTCCGTAAGATTTCCAGCTATCGCAAGAAATACAAGGTCCACCCCACAGAGAAGATCATGAGGGCTATCGTAAGAACAGAGCTTGTAACCGAGCCGGAATCTGTTCAAATAAGAATAAGAGATTATTACGCAAGGGTGGTTTCCTCTGAGCTTGAAGTGGAGGGTTCTGAGTTCATCAAGAACACTGCTCTTGAGTTCTGTAGAAAACAGAAGCTAAAAGAAGCTCTGATTAAGTCAGTTGATTTGATGAAGCGTTGTTCTTTTGACGAAGTTAGGAGCCTGATCGACAACGCGCTGATTCTTGGCAGCGATAATGATTTCGGGTATGATTATTTAAAAGACTTTGAAAAGAGATTCGAACTCAAAGCCAGAAACCCAGTTTCGAGTGGTTGGGTGGATATTGATAAAATCACCAAAGGCGGCCTAGGTAAGGGTGAACTAGGGGTTGTGATCGCACCAACTGGTGCAGGAAAGTCGATGGTCCTAGCACATCTAGGCTCAGCCGCCGTAAAAGCAGGCAAGAAAGTAGTTCATTACACTCTTGAGTTATCGGACGCTGTTGTGTCTTTGAGGTATGATAGTTGCATCACCGGAATAGAGCTTAACAACTTGCCAGTTTTCAAAGAAAAAGTGTATGACGAGATAAAAGACATCGCCGGCGCATTGATCGTAAAGGAATATCCGACCAGATCCGCGTCGATCGTCACAATAAAAAACCACTTGGAAAAATTAATAAATCGCGGTTTCGAGCCTGATTTGATAATTGTTGACTATGCTGATTTGATAAGACCAGAATCTTCTTCGAAAGATGAGAAAAGACACCAACTAGAGACTATTTACGAGGAGTTGCGAGGAATTTCTCAAGCTAATAGTTGTCCAATATGGACAGCTTCGCAAACAAATAGATCAGGTCTTAACGCCGAGGTCATTACAATGGAGTCTATTTCAGAGGCATTCAATAAATGCTTCGTGGCTGATTTTATCTTCTCTGTTTCAAGGACAGTCAAAGATAAAACTACCAACGGAGGCAGAATATTTGTCGCCAAAAATAGAAACGGACCAGATGGGATTATTTACCCCATCTTTATGGACACAAGCTGCGTTAAGATAAAGGTGTTGCCGGCCATGACCGAGAGTGTGGAGGACTTGATTGTTAACGCTGCGAAGCAACAACACGAGCACCTAAAAGAGAAGTACAAGACGTTTAAGAAGGAGAAAAGTAATTAATGGAATTGTCAAATCAGATATTATCAGAAATCACAGTACATATGAAGTACGCAAGATACTTGGAAAGTAAACAAAGAAGAGAAACGTGGGACGAACTAGTAACGCGCAATATGAACATGCATCTAAAAAAGTTTCCCGAACTGGAACTTCAAATCGTCAAGGCTTACAAAATGGTCTTCGATAGAAAAGTTTTACCTTCGATGAGGTCAATGCAATTCGGCGGCAAACCAATCGAAGTGGCCCCCAACCGCATTTTCAACTGTGCCTTTATGCCTGCTGATGATTGGCGCTGCTTCGGAGAAGTAATGTTTCTTCTTCTTGGGGGCACGGGTGTCGGATACTCAGTCCAAAAGCATCATGTAGAGAAATTGCCAGAGGTTACACGACCAAATATGAACAGGACGCGACGTTTCCTAGTTAACGACTCCATCGAGGGATGGGCCGACGCGGTGAAAGCCCTTGTTCGCTCTTATTTTCAGGGTGGCTCACACCTTCGTTTCGATTTTACGGATATCCGACCAAAGGGAGCGGCACTAATCACTTCAGGTGGTAAGGCCCCAGGACCACAACCTCTTAAAGAGTGTCTGGTCAAGTTAGAAGGCATCCTCTCAAATTGCGAGAACGGAGATAAACTTTCTACAATCGAAGTTCATGATATGATTTGCCACATCGCAGACGCAGTTCTTGCAGGTGGCATTAGGAGAGCAGCGCTTATTTCCTTGTTTTCAGCAGATGACGAGGATATGATTGCAGCAAAAACAGGAAACTGGTGGGAAACCAGCCCACAACGAGGTAGAGCTAACAACTCTGTTGTGTTGTTGCGCCACAAGATCGATAAAGAATATTTTATGAACCTCTGGGACAGAGTGAAGGCTTCAGGTGCTGGAGAACCCGGTTTTTATTTTTCAAACGATAAAGACTGGGGAACCAACCCTTGCTGTGAGATCGGTTTGCGCCCATATCAGTTCTGCAACCTTACAGAAGTCAACGTATCCAACGTAGAGTCCCAAGAGGATCTTAATGAGAGAGTCAGAACAGCAACCTTCATCGGAACATTGCAAGCCAGCTACACCGACTTCCATTATCTTCGTGATATTTGGCGTAGAACAACAGAAAAAGACGCACTTATTGGTGTTTCTATGACTGGTATTGCCTCTGGTGCTGTTTTAGAGCTTGATATGAAGGAAGCAGCCAACGGTGTAAGGAAAGAAAACGCAAGAGTCGCAGCGTTGGTTGGCATCAATCCAGCAGCCAGAACAACTTGCGTAAAGCCAGCAGGAACTACAAGCTTGACCCTCGGCACGTCTTCAGGCATTCACGCCTGGCACAATGACTACTATATTCGCAGAATCCGTGTAGGTAAGAGCGAACCTATCTACACACACTTATTGAACAATCACCCGGAGCTTGTCGAGGACGAGTACTTTAGCCCTCATACTACCGCTGTTATTTCTATTCCCCAAAAGGCCCCAGAGGGCTCTATTATGAGAACAGAGTCGGCATTACAACTGCTCAAGAGGGTGAAGACTGTAACTGCCGAGTGGATAAAACCAGGTTTTCGCAAGGGGCAGAACACGCATAATGTTTCAGCAACCGTATCAATAAAAGATGCGGAGTGGGTCGATGTCGGCGAGTGGATGTGGGACAACAGGTCCAGTTACAATGGTCTTTCCGTGCTTCCTTATAACGGGGGGACCTATACACAGGCTCCCTTTGAGGATTGTTCCAAGGAGACCTACGAAGCCATGATGGCATCTCTGAAGAATATAGATCTGACGAAAGTTTCCGAAGAGGAAGATAATACCAATCTTTCAGGAGAAATCGCCTGCGCCGGCGGCGCTTGTGAAATAAAATTCGTATAAATTGCTTGATTTTTGTCGTATAATATATTATATTTCTTAAACAACATAACGAAAGGAGACTATATGTCTTTTAATCGAGAAGAAGATATGCTCACAAGAGACGAACACGTCATCAACTTTGTCAAGTCCTTTGTGGCCTTAGAGGAAGAAATGAGACCATACAAGGAACAACTTAAAGACTTAAGAGCCAACTATGCAGAGAACGAATGGCTCACAAAGGCCGATATGCGAACAGCAGTAAGAGTCTTTCGTATGCTCAAGCAGGGAGACGACATTGAGACGTTCAACGATTATTTTGATCAACTAAAAAAGACATTTGGGGGCCCGGATGAGTAGTTTGCCTCCCCGACTGAAACCAACTAATCGCCATCTTACTATTGTGCCGCACTTTACGGAACGTGAGACGGAATCCGGGGTACTCTTACCGGATGATTACAGGCCAGAGGAAGGCAGATACATCGAAGCGACAGTCATTGACGTGTCCGAGGATTGCTCGAAGCAATTCGAGGGGCTCAGGCACGGAACAGTGAGGCAAAAGAAAATAGTTGTCGACGGGTCTATGGTCCAAGAAATAAAGATCGGCGATAGAAGGACGTATATTGTTTTGGAAAATCACGTTGTTGGGATTTACAGGGGCTTAGATGAGAATTGAAATCTTCGGTGATGACATAGGTGCGGTTGAGTACGTTTCACATATGGGTTCAGATCTCTCGGTTGTTAATGCGGCAAGGGTGTCTTTTGGCTCAGAAAAAAAAGAAGTAGATGAGAAAGATATCAAGCTCATCAACTACCTTATGGACCACAATCATAGCTCTCCTTTCGAGCATTGTGCTGTCACATTTCGGTTTACAGTGCCTCTCTTCATACGTAGCCAGCACCATCGACACCGTACTTGGGCCTATAACGAGATTTCTAGGAGATACACTTCCGTAAATATCAATTTTTATGAACCTAAAGAGTTCAGACGGCAACACGAGAGCAACAGGCAGGCCAGTACAGACGATTTGGTAAACCCAATTGTAGAATATAACAGGGCTGGCTTTCCTGTCTCGGCCAATGCTTCAGACCTAGTCAAGGCACATCATCAAGAGTGTATAAAACTCTTTGACAAGATGCTTGAATCGGGAATATGCAGAGAACAAGCAAGGGGGGTGTTGCCACAGAATTTATACACTCAGTATTATGGGACAGTCAACCTCCATAACCTCTTGAAGTTCGTAGCCTTGCGTTCACACACAGGAGCACAGTGGGAGATTCAGCAGGTCGCTGAAGCTTGTCTAGAAATTGTAGAGGATTTGTTTCCACATTCCGTCCATTCTTTCATCAAAAACAAAATGGAGAAGTAATGCTACCACTGCTTTCTCTTTGCCTCGCAGCGCAAATCGCTCTCCCAATGTCCAGCACCCAACACAGAAATCTGTGCAAATGGGAGGCAGACATTGTGAGATCGTCGACCAAAAACAACATAGAACCAGAGCTACTAGCAGCACTCATATATATTGAGAGTGCCTATTGGCCAAGTTCGGTTAGTTATGCTAACGCATGCGGACTAACACAAGTCGTTCCAAAGTGGACCGGAGGCAAGGAGACACGCGGTATAAAGTACACCTGCGAGCAACTGAAGAACCCCAGGACAGCCGTTAAGGTTGGTGCAAGAATCCTTTCATACAATATTAGAGTGTATGCAAAAGGTAATACAGACAAAGGCTTGTGTTTCTACAACGCCGGCTCTAAGTGTCTGAGAGACACAAATTTTTATAAAAGGTTATATTATGTTAAGAAAATCAATAAGTTTTATCGGCGTCTTGTTAGCGCTCGCATCGTGCGCTGATACTGTCTCGCAACAAGGTGAGACAAAAGACCTCCAGGTAGGCATAAGTGTAGACCTTTTGTCTCCAGACACAAGAATCATAGAAATCCCAGATATCACGGTTGACGCTTATGTCGACCCTTGCGCTGACGTCCAGAACATTGACGCTGATTATTGCACATGCTTTCCGAGATGCTGCCAGCAACAAATTTGGTACTGCCCACCAGTTGGGACTGAAATCCTAGCGAAAGATGCTATCTTGGACATTTGTGGAGAAGACCATGTTCCTTGCGACAGGAACTTTGACAGCACTTGCCTACCAGCAGAAATCATCTATGAAAGCGATTGCAACCATGCCTTTGATTGCCCACCAGGAGCGAACGAAGACTTTACAGTGACCTATGACTGCGATGTCAATGGAGACCCAGGGACACAAGAGGTCAAGTGTGATAAAGGTAGACTCTACTACGGAGAGTGCATCACTTGCATTGTTTCAGATGAGATCTGCGACGGTCTCGACAATGATTGCGATGACGAGGTAGATGAAAACCAATTAAATGAATGCGGTCTTTGCGGACCACTTCCTCAAGACACTTGCGACGGTCTAGACAACGACTGCGACGGAGACATCGACGAAGAACTCATCCAAGAGTGCGTCACCACTTGCGAAAGAGGTATCGAGGTTTGTGTAGATGGCCGCTGGATAGGTTGTACCGCAAGGCAACCATCGGTAGAGGCCTGCGACGGCCAAGACAACGACTGCGATGCCCTCGTCGATGAGGGTCTTCAATGTGAGTGCCCGCCAGAAATCATTGGTGCTCTATTGCCTTGTATGGAACCCCCGCTGTCTTGTGGTATGGGATTCAAGAGTTGCGAGTGTGATAACGACGACTGCTCGGTTACAAAGTATTCAGATTGCCTTGCACTCTGCGCTTGGTTACCTCCGGAACTAGTCCCTGCTGATGATCCAGAAGGGTGCAACGCGCTCCTGGGAATCCCAGTCAACCCAGAAGTTTGCAATAACTTTGATGAAGACTGCGACGACCTAGTTGACGAAGAGCTTGTCAAGTCATGTTATTCTGGCCCAGAGGGAACTGGTGGCATCGGCGTATGTTCACTTGGCGAGATGCTTTGCCTAGAAGGACAGTGGTTTGGTGAACTATCGAACGGAGACTTGCTTATCGATTTCTGCGCTGGAGAGGTTGTTCCGAGCAGAGAGATATGCGATGGCGCTGACAACGACTGCGATGGAACTACGGACTTCGGAGAAGCAATTCCAGATACAGACATTCTCTTCATTCTCGACTGGTCCGGCTCAATGGAATACAACATCAATGCGACACAAACAGCAATGAACCGCTTCGCCAGTCAGTTTTCCGCAGAACAGAAACTCAAATGGGGTCTCATAACTGGGCCAAGAATCTTTCCAGTAGAAGGTCTACACGCACACCAACAAACTGAGTGGCTAAGAAGAGAAACAGATATCGCAAGCTTTGCAGACTTTATGTCAGCGTTCTCTTCTGCCGGAGCGTTTGGACCAGGGACAACAAGTGAGATGTTGAGGGACGCTCTGTATATGTCTGTAAGCACAATCTCCACGAATCTTCCTTACGACCTTGCAGCCGCATCGTGGTTGGATAGGTTTCACCAGATAGACTCCATCCCTACTCTTCACGATTTCAGAATCAACTGGAGACCAGACGCAGATAGAATAATAATTGTTTTTACAGACGAAGAAGACCAATCATTCCTTGACCCAACTCTAGACCCACAACCGCTGATTGAGGCCTTATCCGCGTCCCCAAATACTAAACTGTATGTCTTTACAGGATCATACTACCAGACCCGATGGTCGAGGTATACACAACCGACCGGCGGAGGAATGTTTGCACTGACAACCAATGCCGACCAAACGTACAATGATCTTATGTCGATTCTAGACGAGATTTGCCTCCCTGGTGACCAAGTAACATCTTCAGTGCCAAGAAGCGCATTTCAACACGCTAGTGCTAGGAACATACACTATGACTACAAGAACTTGGTCTGTCGATAAAATAGTTGTCGGATCTTGCTTGAGATCGGTATTATACGCACAGATCAACGACTGTCCGTTGATATATAATGGCTCGTCTCCACCATATTTCTTTGATGAAGGGTTTGAGATGTGGAACCAGCGTATGTTCAGACTCGGTCTCTTGGGGAAAATCCCGTTCTCCGATAGAGTCAAGTCCTTGAGGGTAAGGGGTGAGTCTATCACCGTGATCCATGGTGGAAACCACAGTGCGAAAATCTTGTTCAAAAAATGTTATGTATTTGACAACAACTGCCTGGATCTTGAAAACGAAGTTATCGAAAAGGGCCAAGAAAAGCTCAAAGTTGTTGATTGGATAAACTTAAAAAAATGTGTTAAGTTTGAAACCGATGAGATTAGATCTAAAGACGATTTTGTAAACAGAATTGTTCTCTACGAGTCTGGCAGATTAGATAGTGACTTGAGACACAAGGATGTAGTCGTTGTTTCATACCTGAGTGAAGGCCAGTTGTTGGATTTTGAATTTTCTGATACTATGTGTAGATTTAAGACCAGAAGAGCGTTAGAAGAAAATGGTATTATGGGTACTGTAAATAGAATCGATAAAAAGACGGGAAAAGTCTTTAGAAACAGGATAGACTTGAACGTCACCAGTAGGGACGTTATAAAGGTTGGGCTCGACAGGTATGAACCGTCCTCTTTGGTCGAATTTCCAACGACATCTCTTGATGTTCTTTTGGTGCAAGCGCGTGATTGAAAAAGGCAGCGAAAATCCCAATATTTTTCATCTGGCTGGTGTGATTCCTGTTTCTGGAATACGATCAGACTTTGGATTCCCTTGGCACGAATCCTTGAATCCGATATCTCAGAACTACCTCGCAATAGAGAGGGCTGTAATCGAGTGCGCTTATGCTGGCTGCGAGACTATATGGATTGTTTGTGATGACGACATTCAACCACTTTTGAAGCATAGGGTTGGAGATTATGTTGTTGACCCTTGCAGTGTTTCTCAGGCCTCGTTCACCAAGTTTCCAAAAGACGGAAAGCGCATAGTTCCGGTGTTTTATACTCCGGTGCACCCAAAAGACAGAGATAGAAGAGATAGCCTTATTTGGAACGCGATGCACGGAATGTTATCAGCGTTCGTCACAAGCTCAAAGATTAGTCGTTGGGTCGTACCTAGTAGATATTATGTCTGCTTCCCTTATGGCGTCTACGATCCGTCGCAACTTCAAAAACACAGGAAAGTGTTGTCCAGTCCGAACCGGGTAGTGCTTACGCACGAAAGCTGCAACGCTTTGAACAAAGATACGTACTTGGGTTTCTCGATGTCCCCAGAAGACTACAAGAATTGCGTACACCAGGCCAAGAAGTCCTGTACCGGAAACGACAAGAGTTTGCCCATTGCTAAGCGCTGGTCATCCAAGGACATCGGAATAAGGGAAATGATGCAGGGCTGCGTAATCGACGCTGGCACTGTTGAGGTTAACGTCGATTGGTACTTTTCAATTGACAATTGGCAGGATTACCAGTACTATTTCTTATCAGGTAAAACCTCGGAGATAAAGAGACCGAGCAAACACATATTTAAAAACAGTACTTTTAAAAAATTAAAGGGGACAGACGATGAGCTGGAATGAGGTTTATGATGAGCTTACGCTCTTGGAAAAAGGGGAAGCTGGTTTGCCAAACCACAGTTACCAACTGGGCCACTTTCAACAGTGTCTTTTTGAAAAAATATGGGATGGTGCAATGATTTGTGCCTCGAAGTCAAAGTCAGATGAGTTCGACTCCCTTGTTAATAAATTATACGGTCTTCAAAATGACCTGGAGGATTTAATAGATGAACTCACAGAGGAATAAATCCGATATTCCGTTCGTTGGACTGCACGCACATTCGGTCGCCGGCTCGCTTTTTGACGCTCTGGGATACCCTTCCGAGCATATGGACTTTGCATACGAAAACGGTATGGACGCCCTGGCCCTCACGGATCACGGAAACGCTAACGGACTAGCATACCAGGTTTTACACGCAAAGAAGATGAAGTCTGAGGGCAGGGACTTCAAGCCTATCTTCGGCTGTGAAGCCTACTTCATTCCATCTGTGGCCAATTGGAAAGAGGAATACGACAAGGTTCGCGCTTTAGCAAAGAACAAATCTACAAAGAAGAGGGAACTCCAGAGCGGCGCTACGGTTGAAGATGAGGAATCTAAAAAGCTCGTAAAGTCAACTCTAAATAGAAGAAGTCATCTCATACTACTAGCTCAGAATCAGGTCGGTTTGAAGAACATTTTCAAAATGATCTCAAAGTCGTACACTAGTGATAACTTTTATCGTTACCCTAGAGTTGACTATGCGATGCTGAAGAGGCACAATGAGGGCGTCATCGCGGCCTCTGCCTGTTTAGGCGGGGTTTATGCAGGTAATTTCTGGCAGAATAAAGACAAGGGGGAAGATGCTGTCCTCAATGCTTTTCGAGAGACTACCCAGAAGATGCAGTCAATATTTGGACAGAGATGGTATGGAGAACTGCAGTGGAATAATGTGCCAGAGCAGCATCAACTGAATACCTACATCATACAAATGCATCACGAATTTGGCATTGACCTGATTTCTACGGCGGACTCTCACTACTATTCGCCAGACGTATGGAAGGACAGAGAACTTTATAAGCGCCTAGGCTTCCTAGGCAGACGCCCAGAATGGATGTCTAATGAACTGCCCGATGGAGTTGAAGAGGTTGGTTATGAACTTTATCCAAAAAATGGCGACCAGATGTGGGAGAGTTATAAGAAATACTCTAAAGAATGTGGATTTCAATACGACGACAATTTGGTACTTAATTCTATAAAGAGTACTCACCGGATTGCTTTTAATGACATTGAGGATTTTTTGCCTGATAACGAGGTTCGTCTACCTGATATGTTTGTTCCCGACGGCTACTCGCCAGGACAAGCTCTCGCAAGACTTTGCATCGAGGGCGCACGAGTGCGTGGATTCGTTTCCAATCCCGATTATATCGAAAGGCTGAAATATGAGTGCAAGATTATCGAGTCTAGAGGATTTAGTAAGTATTTTCTGACGATGAAAGCAATCGCCGACAGAGCGACCGTAAAGCAGCTTGTGGGGGCCGGCAGAGGCTCTGCCGCAGGCTCTCTGGTCGCCTATGCCCTAGACATCACCCAAGTAGATCCGATCAAGTACGGGCTCCAATTTGAGCGCTTTTTGACAAAAGGTGGGTCCGGCTACCCAGACATTGACTACGATGTTTCGGACCCGATGACTTTAAAGGAAGAACTCATTGACGAGTGGGGAGACAACACCGTGGTCCCCATTACAAACTGGAACACGTTACAGTTGAGATCTTTGGTAAAGGACATATCAAAGTTTTATAACATATCTTTCTCGGAAGTGAACAACGTCACTAGCAAGATGATATTCGAGGCAACACCGCTGGCCAAAAAAGCACGCGGTATCACTGCTGGAGTGTACAATCCCACCTTCGAAGAGCTTATGATGTACTCCGAGACATTAAAAGATTTTTTGAAGAAGTATCCTCACATTGAAACGCACGTAAATGCTCTCTATGGTCAGACACGCTCAGCTTCACGCCACGCTGGTGGTGTTGTTGTGGGAGAGAACCTAGACCAGTGGATGCCGCTTATCAACTCAGGGGGTGTCCGCCAAACGCCTTGGTCTGAGGGTATGAACGTGCGACACTTGGAACCAATGGGTTTCATCAAGTTTGATATCCTGGGACTCGCTTCCTTGAGGATGATGGAGGACGCAATACGCCACGTTTTGGTGAGGTATGAAGGTGTGGATGACCCGTCCTTCACCGATATCAAGAGATTCTACGACGAAAGGTTACACCCCGAGAGGATCGACCTAGATGATGACCAAGTGTGGAAAAACGTGTTTCACGAAGGAAGGTGGGCGGGGATATTCCAATTTACAGAAGCCGGAGCACAAGCCTTTTGCAAGCAGGCACTGCCCAATAATATCACAGACCTCGCTGCAATCACCTCCATCTATCGACCTGGCCCATTGTCGGCTGGCGTTGATAAGATGTATGTCGGCGCAAAGCAAGATCCAAGTAGCGTGGACTACCTCAACAAACAAGTCAGAGAAGTCACCGAAGAAACATACGGTTTTTTAATCTTTCAAGAGCAGATTGCTATGCTAGCTCACAAGCTCGGCAAGAATGTGACGCTAGATGAGGGGAACAAGCTGAGAAAACTGCTGACCAAGACAGGGCTGGGCTCATCAGCGGATGAAGAAAAAGAAAAGATTTATGTCAAGTTTCGCGAGGGTTGTATCGAGAAGGGAATGAAGGGCCACCAAGCCAAGGAGCTTTGGGAAAAGTTTGAATACTTTTCAGGATATGGTTTCAACAAGTCTCACGCTGTTTCCTACTGTATTCTTTCATACCAGTGCGCCTGGTTACTGAATTATTACCCCGAGTGCTGGATGGCCGCGTTTTTAGATAAGGAGCCGGATAAACGGAAAGAGCGAGCGATCAATGTTGCGAAATCCTATGGGTACAATATCGAACCTTTGAACATAAATACATCTGGCATAACTTGGGAGATAAGCGAAGACAAAAAAACATTGATCCAACCGCTTTCGTCTATCAAGGGTCTAGGTATATCTGCGATTCGACAAATACTAGACAACAGGCCGTTCGACACGATCGAGGAGTTTATATTTAACGACAACATCACTTATTCGAAACTCAACAAGAAAAGTTTGGACGCCTTGATAAAGAGTCAGACCCTGAATTGCCTGATGGACGAAAGATTCACGGGCCTCAAGCACTTCTGGTCAGCCGTCGCATGCGACCGGCCTCGAAAGCTTAAAAACTTGGAGGACAACATAAGGTTATATGCCCCAGAGGGAGAGTTCACGGAAGAGGAAAAACTTCAGTATCTCGTTGATCTTACGGGAGTCTTCCCACTGAATCTGGTTGTTGATGAACACGTTCAGAGGAGATTGGATGAGCTGCACATCCCTCCAATCTCTGAATTCGATGAGGGTTTGCAAGTCGTTTGGTTTATTCCCAGAGAGGTTGCGAAGAAGAAGACGAAAAACGGTAAAGACTTCTACATTGTCAAGGTCATTGACTCCAACTCCGAGCAGAGATCGATTAAGTGCTGGGGAGTCAAGCCAGAGAAAGATAAAGTTTACTTAAATCGCCCATACATGGCCAAGCTTGACTGGAGTCTCCAGTGGGGGTTCAGTACCAGGTCTATATCAGGCACTTTCAAGATGTTAGCATAGGAGCTACCGATGGAAATTAAGCAGGAGATTTTTTTAAGCGAGGGGGTGGAGTTTCTGAAGACTCTCGACAGTAACTCGGTAGATCTTATCCTTACAGACCCCCCGTACATCACGTCTAGGGAGACAGGTATGGACAAGTGGGTGAAGCACGTCGAGGGTCAGGACAAGGACGGGTCGCAGAACATCAAGACCAGCGAGGACTGGGACTCTTACAAAACCGCCCCGCAGTGGGTGGAGTTCTTTGAAAAAAGCAAGTTCAAGGATGACAGGTCTTTGTGGCCAGCTGAACTTGAAAAACATAAGCAGAACTACCTGAAATACGGCAGCATTTACGGCAAGAAATATGCTGTCACTACAGACTACGGCGATTGGGACTCTAAGTTTACTATGGAATCCTTGAACGAGTTCGTGAGTGAGTTTTATAGAGTTCTCCGAAAGGGCGGCACGGCCATCATCTTCTTTGATTTGTGGAAGGTGACGAATCTAAAAGACATCTTAGAAGGCAACAAATTCAAACAGTTGAGGTTCTTAGAATGGATCAAGACGAACCCTCAACCCCTTAACAGTTCCAGGAACTATTTGACAAACTGTAGGGAGATCGCCCTGTTAGGTGTTAAGGGTGGCAGCCCAACATTTAATAGCAAATATGACAATGCAATATACAAGTACCCGTTGCAAGGAGGTAAAGATAGGTTCCACCCCACACAAAAGAGCTTACGGTTGTTTCAGGACTTGATTGCAAAGCATTCAAACCCTGGTGACATAGTATTGGACCCGTTTTCTGGTTCGGGTACGACTGCTGTTGCAGCAAAGCTAACGGAACGAAACTTCCTAGGGTGTGAGGTAGACCAGAAATTTTTCGACAAAAGTGTTGACAGATTAAAAAAATACTAATATAATAAAAAAGGATAGAATATGACACCTCCCGAGGAGTACAAAAACTTATATGAGCGCTTGGCTAGGCTTTGCGCGACTCAAGATTGGGGCGACCCGTTTAGTTACGCGAGATCTAAAGAGATATATGCCGCGATTGAGCTTGGCCACACCGTTGCAGTGAGCTTTGCAGGTGCTGATGCGTACAATGACGCAGGGCAGCCAGTCGAATACAAATCCACTACCAGCGGCAAGGTTAAGGGTGCGTATACTGGTATATCGGTTCAGAACAGTTGGGAAGAACAAGTACGCTATTTGAGAGAAGAAAAGTTGGCGAAGTATCCTGAACACTTTTACAATAGGTTCGAGGGCGGAAGGCTTGTAGAATCTTGGCAGTTATCAGGACAACAAGTGTTTGATATTTTGTTACCAAAGTTGGAAAAGAAGTATCCAACTGTTCTTAGCAAGAAGGACCCGCGCCTCTCAGCCAACATCACAAACACAGAGATTAACAAGTATGGAAAGAAGGTTCTGTAATGAAGAAATACAAGACTATTTTTTGCGACATCGATGGCACCATCTTCAAGTATCGTAAGTTCGAGACATACGAGAGTACATCACCAGAGCTTACGCCTGGCTCACTGGAGAAGCTTCAAGAAATCAAGGAAGCTGGTCATATGATCGTTCTTACAACGGCTAGACCAGAGAACTTGAGGGATCATACCATCAAAGAATTGTGGGGCACATCTGTGCCATATGATAGATTGATAATGGGACTTGAGAGAGGACCGAGATATTTAATCAACGATATGGACCCAGGCAAACCTGGACTCAGAGCCACCGCCTTTAATTTAAGCAGAGACGAGGGCATGTCTGATATTGTTGTAGAGGAGATTCAAAATGTCTGTTGGTAAAAATACAGTAAATGTTTATAGGGTGAGAGAAGCAGCAAAGCTGCCAGATCGAGCGCACGAAGGGGACGCGGGCATGGACTTCTTTTTCGCCCCCATCGATGGCGTCGCCGTCTGCCTCGCCCCTGGGCGAACAGCCCTTTTAAGCACTGGAGTTAAGGTCGAGGTACCTCCAGAATATATGCTACAGGTTATGAACAAATCCGGTGTGGCATATAAAAGACAGTTGTTGGTTGGCGCTTGCGTTGTCGATCACGGCTATACTGGCGAGATTTTTGTTAACCTTCACAATGTTGGCAAGGACATTGAGATTGTTAATCCTGGCACCAAGATAGCACAGGGCGTGTTTATAAATGTAGGTAGGCCGACCTTGGTGGAGGTCACCGAAGACAATATATACAGTAAGAATACATCTAGAGGCGACGGCGCTCTTGGATCGACAGGCTCATGAGCGTGACAAGAAAACTAAGAAGAAATAAAAAGAAGACAGCAGAAAAACAGATGACCAAGACACTGGGTCTGTTTGAAAAAATTCCTGATAGTTGCCTGTCTTGCGACAAACCTTACGATAAAACAAGCAAGGAACACGTAACTTCTTGGAGTGTCACGGTCAGAGAGAACGAGGGGAAGGTGAACTTATATTGTCCGACTTGCTGGGAGGGTGCTAAAAAGTTCTTGAACGACTTGGCGGAGGAGATTAATGAAAAATCAGGTGCATAGTTTTGATGACGTGCTATTAGCCCCCAAATATAGCGACATCGAGTCCCGCTCGGAGGTCGATTTGTCTAGGGACTTAGCTGGTAAGATGTATGCTAGTCCGATAGTATCTAGCCCGATGGATACGGTTACGGGGCTGCAAATGTCTTTGATCTTTGGAGAACTTGGCAACC